ATTAAAATTTTTAGAAATTGATGTAATATCTTTCATTAACTGAGCAGCAATATGTAATGAAGAACGATACCATTCTGTTTTTTTGGATTTTCCTTTTTCTTTGACACCATACAACAAATCTTCAACTTCACTTAATGAAGCTTTACCTGCCAATAATTTTTTGGAGAATGTTTTTTCTATTGTTGCTGTGGGATAGTTTTTGTTCCAAAATGCTTTGAAATCAAAATAAGAAGGATATGCCTTATCACTAAAAACTTTATCAATATTGGCTATACCATGAAAATCAGCCAAAGCACAGAATAGTGCTTGAGCGGTTTCCTGAACGTCTGCTTGCTTTGCCATTTATTACCTGATGATTTGAATGTCTTTACCTGAAGTCCACACTTCTAGTTCTGTTCGTAATCTACCTTCTGATTTGAGGGTTTCGTATCTATTTATAGCTTTATTCCGCCACCACTCTACAATGTTATTTAAATTGTGTTTCTCATAATTTTCACCAGGCACCAACTTATCAGTTTTACAAGCCAAATAATCAATATAGTTATTATACCCATAATTTGATGTATAATAACGCTTCTTCTCTGTCAACTTTTTAGCGTTTTCAATCGTTAAGGAGAATGCCTCACCTTCAATACTCCCCTTTAAAGCTGCTTTAGTTAAAGCTATAATCTTGGTGAATGTTCTCAATTTTCTACTGGTAGTTTTAGTATCACCTTCTAAAATATCTCCAACTTTACTTTCCACATATTGTTTTAAATCCGTATATTGTTCACCGTGCATCATGGGTATCATATCAGAATCAGTTTCACCTTGATATCTGATAAACGGTTTCATACCATCATATTGAGATACACCTTTAGTTGAACCATACAAACTGGTAGTTTCAAACAAACAAAGATTCATACCATATTTTTTATTACAGATTTCTCTTACTTCATGACTGGTACAAATACCTGCCATGAGTTTACCACCTAGATAATTAAAACCAAATGGCTGACTTGGTACAATTACAAAACCCATCATAGCAGAATCATTGAATCGTTTTGTTGTGTCTGGATTTTGCGAGAACACTTGTCCAAGAAGTTCATTACGAGGTCGCATATAGATTACTGGTGAACCTAAACGAATGAAACCTAGAATCTTTCCTGTGTTCTTTTCTCTGGCAGCCAATTGTATATTTCTACCAACTGGTGCCTTATTGACATGAGAAGAAGTGATGGCAAGTAATGTTTCCCATTGTGAGTTTGGTATTTCTACCAATTCGATGTCCATATCGATTGGGTGCATGGAGAAATCAGAGAACAAATCATCTTCAGGTGGAAACAAAGAAGATGGAATATTATCCAAATTCTTCAATTTTTCATCACGCATATATTGTTCAATACTGGTGATATCACCAAAGTAATCGGCAAATGCCTTGGCACAAACTAAAGCATCTTCTCTTTCAAGTATCATACTTTAAATCCACTAAAAGATTTCTTTTGTCTTTCTTCTCTTGTACCAAAAGTGTTTAATGGTTTGTCATGGCCAGCATCAGCAATACCCATCTGTGCGGCCTGCTCAATATCAAATAGTTTCATCTTTGCTCTATCAATACCAACAGTAAATCGTTTATGATATGTTGGATCATTATATCGATTCTTTAATTGTTTTACCATAATTTGACCAAGTTCTTCTAGTTCTTCGGAAGAAATTAAAGCAAACATCAAATCTGCGGTGGCGGGAAGTCCGAACGATTCAGACGTATCTTCCAATCCTGGATCACTCGATGTAAATCCTGATCTTGTAGTCTGTGTCGCAGATACAATAGGAACATCAAATTCAACAGCAAGACCTCGAAGCTCTTCTGCAATCGCTTTAACATAGGTGTACGAATTAATATTCGCACCAGCTTTAATACGAGCAGAACAACAAATGTTAAGATAGTCAACAAATATAATATCAGGTACAAAAGACCTTTTGAGATTAAGTTCATTTAATAAAGTCCTGAAATGTATTGTGGAAGCAGATGCGGTTGGATATTCTTTAATGATAAGTTTGCCAGTTGTCTTTTCTCGGACTTTAGAAACTTTTTTATCATACATGTCTTTTGGCAAGTCCATCAAATCATCAATAGTTACATTCAATAAGTTTGCATCTATTCTTTCTGCAATCTTTTCTTCACTCATTTCAAGCGTGAGATACAATACATTTTTACCTTGTACCATACATCCTGCAGCCACATGACACATAAAAAGTGATTTACCAACACCAGTGCCAGCAAGAGCGATATTGAGAGTTTTATTTGGCAAACCACCTTTTGTGATTTTGTTGAAGTATTCCAAGTCGAAAGGAATTCGTTCCTCTTTTCTATGATAGAATTCAAATCGATCATCTGAGTCCTGTAAATAATCGTGTCCTACGGAGTTGTCGAATGAAACGGCCAAGGCGTCCGATAATATCTTGGGAATCTGACCTTTGTCGTGATTTTTGTCTTTACCATCGAGAATTGAAATAGACCCCAATACAGCATTGTATATGGCTTTCTCTTGGCAAAACTTTTCTGTTTTGTCAACAAGCCATTGAATCTCGGTTTCTGCTTGCTTATTAGCCTCAATTTCTTGAAGATAAGATTCACATCTTTGTGCTTCGTCATCTGTAAGATTTTTCTTTTCTTTGATGGCAATACTAAGTGCTTCAATCGTTGGTGTACTATTATAAGTTTCCGTGAATGATGTAATTTCATCGTATAATGTTTTTTCTACAGTACCACTAAAATACTCATTTTTTAAGAATGGTAATACTTTTCTGAGGTAGTCCTCATTATAAATCAGATTCTTTAATATCGCTTGTTCCAGCTTCATCAATTATTTCCTGTTCAATATTACTACCCATGATTTCTACCAATAAGTCACCAAGATGATTTTTAAAATTGGTATCTTTTTCTAACTTTTTTGGTTTGTCGATAGTTGATTCTAACACATCATAAGCAAAAAGTAAATACATCAAACCATCTTTTTCCTCAAATTTAACTTTACCATATTTGAATATGGTGTCTTTATAAGGACCTTCTAAAAGTTTAATGTGCACAGCTGTGCCATCATTTTTAGGATAAATGAAACAATAATCTACACCTTCAATCATCATCAACACCGTTAGTAGTTTCAACTTCAAATGTTTCGTTGATATCATCTTGCATAATACTACCATTTGCAATTTGATATTTGTCTTTAATGAAATCTTGGAATGATTTCTGTTTTAGAATTGGTAACCAGAAATCTTTTGTGTCGGTATCTTTGATACGATATTTCTTTTCAGCTACAACACCATCAGCATCTACAGGCGAATACCAACCGTTGGATGGTTTAACAACATGCCCACTATCCAAGGCAAGGTCCAAAAGACCAGACCACTTACTGATGCCACCATCAAAAGAAACGGTAACAGGAATTTTAGACTTTTCTTTAACATATCGTGATTTCTCCACATTGATGATAAAGTTATAGCCCACGATTTCGGTACCTTCTTTTTCTTGTTGACGACCAAGAATGAAGATGTTATCAGCTGAATAGTATGAACCTGTTCCACCACCAACGATATCTTTAGGGAACATACCAATCTCTTTATATGTATGATTTACCACAACCATAGGAACATCCTTCATGGTCAAATGTGGAGTTACCATACGGAACAAAGATTTAACTTGTTTTGCACGGGACATATCTGCAACAGATTTACCTTCAAGTGCATCATCAACTTCTTTCTTAGAAGCCAAGTTACCAATCGAATCAATGACGATAATCAAATGGTCGCCACGCTCAAGATTGGTTAACTGTTGCATTACATCGAATTTTAATTGTTCGATATCAGTAAGGGGTGTGTGTAAAACTCGCTCTGTGTCGATACCAAAACTATCGAAATAAGACTGAGGAGTACCAAACTCACTATCATAAAATAATAACGCCGCATCTTTATATTTGTCCAAGTAAGATTTTGCCATCAATAACGAAAAGGCAGTTTTAAAATGTTTAGAAGGTCCTGCCCACATGGTAAGACCTGGTGTTAGACCACCATCCAAACGACCAGACAACGCCACATTGATAATGGGAATTGCCGTAGGAATC